GTCATCTGGGGCATCATCGCCTCGGGCACCGCGGTCACCAAGGGCGCCCCCTTGAGCGACAACGGTGACGGCAAGTTCAAGGTCGCGTCCGGTGTGACGAACGCTCGGGCACTGGAGACGATTTCCGCCACGGGGCCGTTCACGGGCGTCGTCGGTCTGGCGAATGCGGTGCGTATCCGCGTCGAGTTCCTGTAAATCGGCGCGAGCGCGCCAAGAGGAGATTCAGTCATGGCAACAGAGATGAGACATTTGATGGATGGCGAGAAGTCAGGCGAGTTGCTTGGCAGTCTCGTCATTCGGGCACTTGCGGACAACGGAGGACGCTGGGACATCGCGTCATTGCGCCGGCCGGGCTTTCGCGCAATGGAAAACGCAATGATCGACCCCACGTTCCGCGCTCTGGCGCCGTTGCCCGAGAAGGCGCAGGTCGTGCTCGACAACGCGGTCATCAAGGTGGGACTCGACCGACTATCGGTCGTGAAGACCATTATGGGCGCGGGGTTGACATACAACCTGGCGGACCCGCTCTCAGTCACGCAACTGGAATGGTACGCCCAGTCCAAGGTCGCCAACGCAACCCGGAGCATGTCGCCGGAAAGCAGGGACGAGAACTACCTGCCGGACCTGCTCCAGTCGCGTCTGCCGATCTACTTGACGAAGGCGGCGTTCAACCTCGACATCCGCACTCTGAGAATGTCTCAGCGTGTCGGCATGCCGCTGGACACGGTCAACATCGAGAACGGCACACGGGCGGTCAACGAGTCCATAGAAGACGCGATGATCAACGGTGCGACCACGCTCGACGGGTTGGACCTGGCGGTGGCAGGTTACAAGGCACCAGGGCTCCTGAACGCGCCGAACGCGCTGACCTCCACTCTCACGGCGGCGTCGTGGGACATGACCCCGGTGGCAGCGGACATCTACACCCAAGTCGCGTCAGCACTGCAGATGCTCCGCGCGAACAAGCGGTTCGGGCCTTACGCCATGTTCGTTCCCACGGGCATCGCGGGCGTGCTCGACGCCGACTACGTGACGGCTGCGCCTCAGAACACGATTCGGGAACGGTTGCTGAAACTGGAGGGGCTCAATACCATCGTGACCGCAGACCTCCTGCCCGGAGGCGTGCAGACCCCAGCCAGTGCGCCAACCTATGTCGGCGCCAAGGTCATCATCGTGCAGATGACGAGCGACGTCGTTGACATCGTGGTTGGCCAGCGTCCGACCGTGATTCCGTGGACCTCCGTCTCCGGCTTCACGTTCTATAACATGATCATGGCCATCATGATCCCGCGCGTCAAGTCGACCTACGATGCCAAGACGGGCATCTGGGTTGGGACTCTCGCGTAGGCACAAGCTCGCGCCGGGGAGTGGTTGAGGTGGGAAGGTCCGTGGCGGTCATCCACGGAAATCAACCACAGCAGCAGGCTTCTCGGCGCGGTCTAACTTGAGGAGACTCGATGCCTACACTGGACGCCACGGTCGCCGGCGCGAATAGCAATTCGTACGAGACCCTCGACGAGGCGAACATCTACTTCGACGAGCGGTTGCCGTTGCCTGTGCCGTGGGTCACCTCGGGCGACGACGCCATACGTGCGCTCATCCAGTCGACCCGGACGCTCGACATGATGGCGGTGTCTCACAAGACCATGAAGATCGGGCAAGACGGAGGGCAATACATCTACATCAGCAAGGCCTGGACCGGAGCGCCGGCCACGACAACGCAACGCCTCGCGTGGCCGCGGACGGGCATGTATGACCGGAACGGCAATCCGATACCCTCTGACGTCATCCCTCGGGAACTGAAGGAGGCGGAGTCGGAGCTAGCAGGGCAGTTAAAGATACAAGACACGACGCTAGACAACGCCGTGGCGGTCGGTGGCATCACCTCGGCGCATGCGGGTTCGGTCTCAGTCACGTTCAGAGACGACATCATGGCACACGTGCTGCCCGATGCGGTGCTGAACTTGATGCCCTCGTCGTGGTTCACCGAGGAGGTTATCGAGCCAGCCATGATGGCAGAGTTTGACGTCGTGCCGATGGTCAAGGATCTGCAGTATCCGTATGGAGAACTGTGATGGCGCTGCTGCCGAGCGTGGTGAAAACTCTCGACGGGGTCTTCAAGGCGCTGGGGTTCCCGTGCATGGTCTCTATCGCCAGGTATATCGGGCCGTCTCCGGAAGGCATGGGGACGCCCGAGTATGCGGCGCCCATGATGGTGTCGGTCATCTTGGAGAAGAAACAACGGTCCGTCGTTGGGGCGAATGGGCTCCTGCAACCGAGCACGGCGACGTTGACGTTCCTGGACATCGCCGCCCTCACGGCGGCAACGCCCGAGGTGATATTGCCGTCTGGCGAGGTGCACCGGGCTGGCCTCCTGGACGTGATGGACGCCATCGTCTTGCCGGACGGAGCGGACCAGTCGTTGGTGAATCTCGGCGGGTTCATTGACGTCGGCACTGGCAACCCCGTGGCCACGGAAGCCTATCTTGGCTAAAGCTTCCCGCATTGACGTCCCTCGGGTGTTTCGATGCCGGAAGTGTGACAAGGTATTCAAACGCTGGTCGTCCACTAGCCGAGCGTGCGAGTGCGGAGGACTCCTGACGGTTTATAACGGGAAAGAGGAACGGCGGTTGAAACAAGCCAGAGAAGACTTGATCCGCGTGGAGCGTGAACATGGACATGAAACCCATTAGGCTGTGCATCCCGGTGCTCAGGCGGTATGACCTCTTGCGACGGCTGCTCCTGTCCTTGCAGGAGAGCACGGTGAAGCCGACGTCGGTGCACATCATTAACAACGGGCAGAGCTATAACAACGTCACTGGAGCCATCGCAGGCACGCTCAAGGGCGTGGACTGGGACGTGCAGACCCCTCGGGGTCCAATGGGCGTCGCCGCCTCGTGGAATTGGTTTCTAGGGTTTGTCGGTGAGGAGCGGTTGATTACGAACGATGACATTGTGTTCGGCCCGAGGTCGATCGAGCGTATGGCAACGACGCCTGGCGACCTCGTGTGTGGGTTGGGGTTCTCGTGCTTCATGCTGAGGGACAGCTGCGTGGAGAAGGTAGGACAGTTCGACGAAACCATCAGCCCCGGCTACGCCTATTTCGAGGACTTGGATTACAAGGAACGAGTTTACGAGCACGGGGTCAAGTTGGTGGAGCTTGGAGACGTGGGACTCGTGCACGGGGACGGCACCGATGGTTCGTCCACCTGGCGGGCGGGCACGCCGGTCGAGATTGCGGACCACTGGCGCCGGTATAACTTGGCTCGCCGAAACTTCGTGCGCAAGTGGGGTGCGTTGCCGGAGGAGCTTGAAGCTCGGCGGACTCCGAAGAAGCCGGCCTATGCGGGGCTCCAGGAACGAGCATGACGCCGACGTTTACCGTGCTGATTGGCTCCATCGGGCGCCCGAGCTTGAGGCGGTCTCTGGAGTCCATTGCCTCGCAGGGACTCGTGCCTGGCGACCAAGTCATTGTCTCGATGGACGCTTACGAGCAGACCGTGCAGGACGTGTGTGACCGCATGAAGTTGGTGCGCGACTTTGGCTTTGATACGTTGGCGTTTGACGCCGGTTATCACTGGCTTGGTGTGGAGCAGATCAACTTTGCCATGCGCGAGGTGCCGATGACCGGCTCTCACGTCACCACGATTGGTGATGATGATATCTTCTTGCCTGGCGCATATGACCAGCTACGCCGAGTGCTGGAGAACGAGCCTCGACGGCCGGCGTTCTGGCGGTTCGTAGCTCCGAACGGTTGGCTACTGTGGGACAAGCCTCGTTTGAAGTCTTGCTACATCTCTGGCTGCTGCGTGGGTGCCCCGCGGGAGTTCGTCGGGCAAATGCACACCCGCCTGGAGACGACGCACGATTACGACTGGATGGTGGACATCGTTGCCCGAGCGAAGGCGGTTGGACAAGAGCCTTTGTGGATTGACTATACGGCGGTGATAGCTCGTCCGAATGGCTATGTGCAGGCCTCCGGGCCGGCCGTGGTTGTGGACTCCGTGGGAGATGAGGCATGAGGCGGTTGCTGTTCGTGGGAGACGCGTGCGTGGCTAGCGGGTTTGCCAGGAGCACCCATCATTTATTGGATGCAGTGGACTACCGTTGCCGGCCGGTCGGCGACCCGTGGGAGGTGTCGGTCATCGGCATCAATCACTTTGGAGATCCCCATCCGTATCCGTACCACGTCTATCCCGCCATCTCAGGCGGGGACGTAGGCGGAGCCGGGCGCCTGCCAGACCTCGTGAAGTCGTTGAAGCCTGCCGTGGTCGTGGTGCAGACCGATGCCTGGAACGTGCCGTTCTACGTGGAGGCCGTGCGCAACGTGGACGAGGCGGTCCCGATCGTGGGTATCGTGGCTATCGACGGGAAGAACTGCCAGGGTGCCAAGTATTTGAACGAGTTGTCGTTCACCGTGTTTTGGACGAGGTTCGCCGAGCGCGAGGCACAGCAAGGCGGCTACGTGGGTCCGTCCGCGGTGATCCCTCTGGGCGTTGACCTGAACGTCTATAAACCGCTCGACAAGGCCGACTCTCGCTCGCGCTATGGTGAAAAGAAAGACCAGCAGTTCCGCAAGGACTGGCGCGAGTGTTTCATCGTCGGCGCCATTAACCGCAACCAGGACCGCAAGCGGTTTGACCTGATGATTAACTACTTCTGCGATTGGGTTGAAGAGAAACAAGTTGATGATGCCGTGCTGGCGATTCAGTCGTGTCCGACAGGAGAAAACCACGTCGACGTCGAACAGTTGATGGAGTATCGCGGGTTCCGAGACCGCCTTATCAGCATCCGGCCGCCGATGGGACAGGGGTTCCCCGAGCCTTACGTCAATCTGTTCTACAACATCCTGGACGTAGCCCTTGTGACCTCGCAGGGTGAAGGCTTCGGCCTGACCGTGCTGGAGGCAATGGCGGCCGGCAAGGTGTGCATCGTCTCGAACTGGGCTGCCCTCGGGGAATGGCCGGGCAACGGGGCTCTCCGCATTAAGTGCTCCTCCACCACGGTCAATCGGTTCAACATCTACGGCGGCGTGATGGACCGAGTGTTTGCCGTGCAGGCGCTCGACCGTATCTACCGCGACACACCCTATCGGCATTGGATGGAGCACCAGGCGTTGCTGAAGTCCAACGAAGAGCAGTTCCAATGGTCGGTCATTGGTGCTCAGTTCGCGCAGGCATTGGAACGAGCCGTTCACCCGGAGAGGATTGGCGTGCCGAGGGACTTGGAAGGCATGGTAGCGCTCGATGGCTAGTGCAACGGCTATCGGCAAATCGTTCATGCGCGGTGCCAAGGAGGCGGCCGCCAAGCTGCGCAAGGTGGCGGACCAGTTCCCTGATCGAGTGGCGAAGGCGTTGTACGAAGAAGCCCAGATCGAGATGACGGAGGCGAAGAAACGAACGCCCGTGGCAATCCCCTCGTGGTATATCGCGCAGGGCTACGGGAAGTATCGGGGCGTGCCTGGTGCGTTGCGAGCCTCCGGGCGTGTGGCGGAGCCGGTGCGAGGACCAGGGCGGAAAATCTCGGTGACGTTGTCGTTCGGGGGCGCCTCGGCCGGCTATGCCATCTATGTGCACGAGGTGCCCGACCTCCAGCATCCGGTCGGGCAAGACCACTATCTGTCTTCGGTGCTAGATGAGTCACGCCCGCATATGCTGGGACGGATTGCGGAGCGCGTAAGACTCGACAAGGAAAGAGAGTAATGCCGTTTATCAACGAGATCGCGGCAAAACTAGAGGAAGACGAAGTGGGTGTGCTGAATGTGTCGATGGGCATCGGCTCCCGCACGGCCGTGCCTGCGAACATTGGGAAGAACGGAGGCCCAGCGTATTTCATCGTCCTCCGTGAGACGGGAGGCACTGGAGCCGCCCGCTCACATCAAACGGCAATGGAGCGCCCAACGGCCCAGATTATGGCCTATGCGGTGGACTCCGTGGTGGCAGTCGCCGTGTTGACCGCAGCGTATGAATCGCTGGGCGGCGCGACAGGCCTGTATAACTTGCGTATCGGTGGAACGCGCTACGTGAGCTTGACGGCGCGGCAGAAGTTGATTGACCTCGGCTTGGACCAGACAGGCAACCGCGCGATGGTCGCGTTCAACATCGATGCGGAAAAGGAACCTTCGTAGATAGGAGACTCAGACATGGCAGCATCAACCGTACCACTCTCTGGACACAATACCCTCGTATCGGTCCAGTTCACTCCAGGCGGCGCATTCACCGAGATTGCCGAGCTTGGCGACATCACGTTGCCAGGGTTCTCGCGCAATGAGTTCGACGTCACCACGCAGAACAGGAACATCGATAAGTATCTGCTCGGCGTGCTACGCCGCGACTCGGTGATGTGGCCAATGAATTTCATCCCGGATGACCCCACGCACGGCGTCCTCGGCTTGATGAAACTCATGAAGGACAACACGTTCACCGGGTTCAAGATCACCATCCCGACGTCCACCGGCTCGTCGGTGTGGATTGGGTCCGGGCAGGTGCGCACGATGAACAATTTGAAGGCGCCGGTCGATGGCAAGATGACCGCCGACGTCAATGTGAGGCTCAGCGACATCATGTCGATCGACGGTGTCGTGTTCGGCCTCTAACGAGCCGTTCCCACGCGGCGCCGCTTTGCCCTGTCTGCCGGTCTCTGGGCGTGCGGCGTAGGAGAGACCGGCACTTTACCGTGGGAGAAGGAGACTATGACTGATAAAGCAGCTAACGTCGTCGAGTTTCAACCGCGCCCGATGGGTGTGGAGGACTTCGCCGCTGGCGCGGTCCAGGAATACCTGAAGTTAGAAGGGTTCAAGGCGGGACAGTTTTTCGTGATTGCCACGATCAACGCTGGTGATTTCATCGAGTGGCAAGAGTCGAACGAGGGACCGTCCAAGAGGAACGCCGGCCTCAAGCTCATCATCAAGAGCGTCGTTGACGGGTTGCCCGAGGAAGGCGCCAAGGGTGAACGGATCATGACGGACGCTCACCTGCCCATGCTGAAACGCCTCCCGGTCCGAACGACCGAACGGATTGTGCGGGAGATTATCGAGTTCAACGGCCTCATTCCCAAGGGGGACAAGACGGCCGCGGAGCTTGCGGCAAAAAAAGACTGAAGCGGAGCCCGTATCGGCGGTTTGCCCACATGCTTGCGCGTGAGCATGGGTGGATCAACGTGGATGGGATGCTCCGCACCATTACACTCCAGCAGTTTTTCGAGTTGAAGGTGTTTTACGAACAGGAACCACGCGGCGAACTCCGAGAAGACTTGCGGCACGCCAGGCTCCTGAACCTTATCTACAACGTCAACACGACCAAGGAGCACCAGAAGTCGGTGGAGGACTTCTTGCTCAAGTTCAATACCGATGAGGAGGCGCCACCGAAACCGAAGCAAACGAACGAGGACAAGCTATTGATTTTCCGCCTGCTGGCTGAGTCGGCCGGCAGTGCCAACTCGAAGCGTATGACGAACTGACACAATGGGCGAACTGGACATTGGAACCTTAACGGGCAAAGTCGAGATCGAGGACCAACTATCCTCGACGCTCGAATTGCTGTCCCACAAGATCGAAGAGTTCGGGGCACACTTCGATGGTGTGATGGGGTCGCTTGCCATAGGAGCCGCAGCGGCCGTCACGGCCATCTCGGCGGTGACCGGCGCCATTGTGGCCCTCGGAGTCAAGGGCTCCGAGGTCAATGACGTTTCTACGAGCTTTGACCGCCTGGCCGGGAGCACGGAGAACGCCGCAGCCATCCTGGAGGAGATGCACAAGGGCACAGTCGGCACCGTCAACGATCTCGAACTAATGACGATGGCGAATAAGACGCTCCAGTCGGGCGTCGCTGCCAATGCCGCCACGTTCGGGACCATGACGAAGGCCGCTCGGGTGCTGTCCATCGAGGGCTACGGGTCTATTCCGGAGGTGTTGGCCCAGATTGACAGAGGGATGCAGACCGGCATTATGCGTGGCCCGTTGCTGAAAGCCCTGCACGTTGACCTGACCTCGGCGGAACGCTCATACATGGATGCGATGGGTAAGACCTCGGGCGAGATGACGAAGGCTAACAAGCTCGCCGCCGACCGAGGGGCCATCATGAAAGCCTTCCAAGGCATCGTCACGGCGGCCGGCGAGCAGGAGATGACGTTCGGAGAACGGATCAAGGCCGCTGGCGTGGCGGTGGAGAACTGGGGACTCCAGTTGGCGCAGCAGGTGGCGAAGTCGTCACACGTGACGGCCGCCTTTGATGCCATTGGTAAAGCTCTCACGGATAACTTCGGTGGGTCCGGGCAGACACTGCTAGAGACGGTGACGGGTTGGGTCGACAAGTTCGCCGACGAGGTCACTAAGTGGGGTCCAATCGTTATCAAGTGGGTCTCGGACTTCAGTGATAAGGTGAAGGAGATTTACAAGACTGTTAAAGACTACTGGGACACGGTGCCTGACTGGTTCAAGAACATCGCTACACAAGCCGCGATAGCTGGCGGTTCCGTTTACTTAGTCTCGAAGGCGCTTAATGGTGCGACAGGGCCGGACATTTTGTCCAACTTGGGGAACCTCGCACAGATTTGGTCGGTTGTCGGCGAGAACATTACGAAGGCAGGCACGGCCGTGAAAGAATGGACCGTGTTTATTGCTGCCTTCAAGATGGAGGGTGTGACGGTTGCCGTGACGGCGTTTGGTGAAGCATTGCTCGCGCTTGCCGCCACACCGCTGGGCATTGCAGCGCTTATCACTGGGCTGGCAGTAGCCATCTTTAAGGTAGGCGAGGCCGTCCACGACGCTTATAAGTGGTGGCAAGAAGGCAAGCCGATGTGGGACTTCTTCACTCAGAAGGAGGACGACAACTTCATCCGTCGCTGGCTTGGATTGAGTCATGCACTGGATACGACGGCCGACTCGATGGCGTATCTCAACTCGCAGCGTGGCCAGCTTGAAGGGATGATGAAAAAGCCATCGACTGGCGGGCCAGCACCAACGGCAGGCGCACCGCCTCCGCCACCTGCAGCCGCGGCTATGTCGTCCGGTGCGGTTGGTCTTTTAGACTCCTTGAAAGGTCGTGATCTCCAGGCGCAGGTCAACCAGGCGAACGAGGCGCTGGAAGGGTTGGGCATGACAAGCCTGACCACGATAACGCGGCTTGATGACCTGACGACGATGGAGTCGTTCTCCTCCGTGGGTGCGGAGAACCTCGGCAAGAAGATGTCGGACCTACGCATGAAAGGCGTTGAGCTTGACGGTGCCCTGGAGCATCTCGCTGACGTTTACGACGACCTGCAAGAACGAGATAGAAGATACAAGGAGGGTCTAGCCGAGCAGATCCGTTTGACGGCTGAGTCGGTGAAAGAGCAGACGCTGCTCGCGTCGAACATGGACCAGATCCACAAGAACAAAGCCACTATCATCGCGTCCAATGCGGCTGCTGAACAGGCATCGTTCCAAAGTTCGCTTGCCTACGACCAGGCGGTGATGAACAGTTCGTTCTCGACCTACGACCAGATTGAGGCGGCATCTCGTAGCTTCTACGCCACGAAGGCTGCGATGGAGGACGCCTCATACAAAACGGCCATCGCCAAGCAAGACCAGACTACCGCGGACCTGATCGCCAGTGTGCAAGGTCAGGACGAGGTTGCCGAGGAGCTTCGTATCCAATGGACCGAGGTAGGTGACGCCGCAAAGAAGGCGCTCGACATTAAGCACCAGACTGACCAGGCGACTCTTAATATCGACCAAATGAACGACGCGCTCAAGCGGAGTCATGACCGCTACGGCGACACGATTAAAGACCTGCAACGTCTGTCGGACGAGGCCGGCCGCACCTACATGAACATGCTCGTGATGGATCAGATGTCCGTCGCCAACGGTCGAGGGCACCTGTTCACCATTCAACAGCTTTCAGCGGCATACCAGAACTGGGCGAAGACGGTTACCAGCCTGTTCGCCGAGCTTCATCCCGGTTGGCAGACCCTCGCGGATGACGTCGCACATGCCGGTGACAGCATTAGTGAGATCGGCCAGAGTATCGGTTCCACGTTCGTCGGCGAGGTTGGCAAGGCCGTTGGTAGCATGAGCCAATTTATCACCTCTTTGCGTGACGCAACGGCCATACGTGCCGCATGGGCAGCGAACGCGAAATCGGGTTCAGGTCCGACGAACGCTCAGCAGGCAGGAATGCCTGGTGCCGGCGGGACGTTTGCGGCCGGCGCGATCGGAGCTATTGGTGCAGGCGCGTCGGCGCCAGGTGTGGGCGCCGGAATCATGAACGTCGGGATGGGTGCGGCCACAATGACCGCGACCATGATAGCTATGAATACCGCCACGGTAGCCGCCAGCGTGGCCCTTGGTGTGGCGACGTTCGGGATTGGTGCCGCGGTAGTCGGTTTGATGGCGTGGTATAAGCACTCGCAGGCACAAACAGATACGCAAAAGGCGTTGAACGTGCAAGTCGAGGCCATGAACAAAGAGGTGATCGATACCTACGGCACGACGTATCGATTGGCGACGGACGGCTCTGGCAGGCTAACTAAAGCTACGACCGACTATAGCGGCTCGCTGGAGATCGCTGCACAGAAGGCTAATGAGCTTGGTCTGAACGTGGGTGACTTGACCGGCTCGAAAATGCACCATAGCCAGGAGGATCTGAAGCGGGTAAACGACCAGTTGCAAGAATTGGCAGACACGTTGAAGGAGGTTGCCTCTGACGCGCAGAACCTCGGCCTGACGTGGGCGGACATGGACCCCGGCCACGCCACGGATGCGGCGGCAAAGAGTGCCCAAGCCTTACTGCGTGAATACGACCTCTTGACGAGATCAGGTTACAAGGTGGACGCGGTCACGCGGCAAATGGCGCCAGGGGTGAACGAGTGGTTGAGTTCCGCCCTCAAGGCCGGAGCACAGATCCCGCCAGCCATGCGGCCGATCATTGAGAGTTTGATCAAGACGCACCAACTCACGGAGGCTAATGCGAAGGCGTTGATGGGCATTGCGGATGATGGCGTGCCCTCGTTGAACGACGTTACCGATGCCGCCAGTCGATACGGGTTGTCCTTGGACTCCCTCGGGCCGAAGGTTACCCAACTTCAAATCACAAGCCAGTCGGACCAGATTGTTAAGGACTACAACACCCTGATTGCGGCCGGCGCGAACTTCAACCAGATTATTGCGACCACAGCGACCACGGCGGACGGCACCGTGGTGAACTTTGACGCGATGTCTGCCTCGGCTCAGGCGGCGTTCTTTGAGGCGGGCGGCAAGGCCGAAGGGATGGGCCTCCAGATCCAGGGGATTGTCACGGCGGCATTGAACGCCGGCGTAGCCATCCCCGAGGGAATGAAGCCCATTGTTCAGGCCATGATTGATCAAGGCCGACTCGTCGATACCAGCGGCGAGAAACTGACGGACCTTAGTAAGTTGACGTTCGAGAAACCTATTGCGGAAAAGATAGACGACCTCATCACCAAGCTCGGCGAGTTTATTGACAAGGTCAGCGGTCCTGACGGGATGGGTGACGCGACAACGGACGCCGCCAACGACACGGCTACGCAGACCGGCAAGATGGCCCAGAACTGGGGCATTGTTACTGGCAGCGTGGAGGACTACATTGCGGCGATTCGGAGAATTCCGCCCATCCCGACCGGACCTCCAGGGCAACCCACGAACCGGGCGGGCGGAGGTGTGGTGTATGCCGCCTCGGGCTGGGCGTCTAGTGGGTCCGACACCATTCCCGCCATGCTGACGCCAGGAGAGCGGGTGCTGACGGTCGAGCAGAATCGAGCGTTCGAGCGGGCGTTATCCGTTCCGACGCCCTCTCCTATGCCTTCCCTTCCTGACGATGGGCGACGGGAACAAGTGATCGCGGTGTCTGCGCCAGTGGTTATTCAGATCGGTCGAGAAGAAATTGCGCGGGCTGTGGTGAAAACCTTTGTCACGGCGGGCGGATTCGCGTAAATGAATCGCGTTCAGGCTACGCCGAAGGTCGCAACCTCCTCGGCTCCGTCTATCGCCGTGGTGTTTGGGGCTACGCCGACCGTGGGCAACACGGTTCTGTTCATCCTGTTCCGCCCGAATAGTGCTCCGACCTCAAGCGTTGTCGATAACAAGGGGAATGCGTATACATCGCTCGTGTCAACGACCTCGCCGTCTACTGGCGTCACCATTGAGGTATATGCGTGCCTTGCACTGACTACCTCGGGTGCTTCTTTTACGATCACGGCCTCGGGAGGGACCGCGAACCGTACGGGCATCGCCATCGAATCGACTCCGCTTGCGGTGGACAAGCAAGTCATTTCAGGCGAGCAGGTTGGGGTCGGCACGAGCACCACGGGATTAACGCCAGCGTTGACGGCGACAGATGAATTTCTGCTGGCCGTGATCAATACCGGCTCGACTATCATTACGGTCGGCACTGTGACACCCGCGTGGCTTCAGGAGATGGAGCAGATTAGCTCAGTCGGTGGTGAGGTCGATAGCCGCGTGATTACAGGTGCCACGGGCACGACGCAAAGCGCGGCATGGGCGTTGAACGGCGCGAACTACTATAACTCTCTGCTGATTGCGTTCAAGGCCGGGACGCCTCCGCCTCCTCCGCCAGCATTTAAGGTGACCGTAGCGGGAGCGGACTGGACGGATGCGGTGCTGCTCAACCCGCCTCCGCGTATTTCGTTGCGGCAGAATGAGCGGACTACGGCGACGTTGATGCTACGGGAGTTGATCCCAGGGAAATTCGTGGAGACCATTATTTACGACTTGGACGGCGTGACGCCGATTTTCGGCGGCGTCATCACCAACGTCGTGACGCAGGGGATGGCGCAGGGTGAAGTGAGGTTCAACGTCGGCTTAGATTTGACCGATTTCATGATCTACCTTGATTGGACAACGTGGACGAAGTCCTATACGTCACCTGTGACGCTGCACCAGATTCTTGTGGACGTCATTAACGAAGGGCTGTCGGCGTACGCGATTACTCTGAGTCCTTCGCAGGATACGGGTGACACGTTTGACGCGACGGCGGATGTTCCG